AAGATGGCTTTGAGCATTATTTGCAAGGCAATATAATGAAATACCTTTGGAGATACAGGTATAAGAATGGTGTTGAAGATTTAAAAAAAGCACAATGGTATCTCAGCAAACTGATTGATATATTAGAAAATGATAAAAGTAAAAATGATGTTGACCATAGAGGTTGACGAAGAGGAGTACCCTGTTCCATCTGACGGAGACGTTAGAGAAGACTTTGAAGAATATGTAAAAGAATTGTTTTATGATGTTGATGGTGCAACAGTAAAACAGATAAGAGTGTTAATGGAGACATAGATGAAAAATTACTTACCAACAGACTACCAAAATTTTATAGCACTATCTCGCTATGCTAGATGGAGAGAAGATGAACAAAGAAGAGAAACATGGATTGAAACTGTGGATAGATACTTTGATTATATGGAAGACCATCTACAAAAGAATCATAAGTATACTATTACAAAAGCACTCAAAGAAAAGTTGTCTACTACTATCATGTCTTTAGGTATAATGCCAAGTATGAGAGCATTGATGACATCAGGAGTTGCATTAGATAGATGTCATGTTGCAGGATACAACTGTAGTTATATACCTGTTGATAGTCCTCGTAGCTTTGATGAATGTATGTACATATTAATGTGTGGCACAGGTGTTGGCTTTTCTGTTGAACGAGAGAATGTTGATAAACTTCCTGTGGTCAACGAGCATTTTGAAAGAAGCACAACCACAATCAAAGTAGATGATAGCAGACAAGGTTGGGCAAAAGCACTGAGAGAGCTTATTGCCATGTTATATGTTGGACAAATACCTACATGGGATGTCTCACAGGTCAGACCTGCAGGTGCTAGACTAAAAACATTTGGTGGCAGGGCATCAGGACCTGCTCCTCTTGAAGAGTTGTTTCAGTTCTGCATAGAAAAGTTTACAGGTGCAAAGGGCAGACGTTTGTTTCCTATTGAGTGTCACGATATTATGTGCAAGATAGGTGAAGTTGTTGTTGTTGGTGGTGTCAGACGTTCTGCCCTTATCTCTTTGTCAAACTTAGGTGATGACCAAATGCGTCACGCTAAATCAGGTCAATGGTGGGAGAATGAGAGTCAAAGAGCACTAGCCAATAACTCTGTAGCATTTAAGGGTAAGCCTGAGATGGGTACATTTATGAGAGAATGGACATCTCTGTATGAATCTAAATCAGGTGAACGTGGAATATTTAACAGACAGGCTGCCAAAGTAAAAGCACTTGAGAATGGCAGAAGAGATGCAGACCATTACTTTGGTTGTAATCCATGTAGTGAAATTATACTTAGACCATATCAGTTCTGTAACTTAACTGAAGTTGTTTGCAGAGAAACAGATGACATAGAAACACTAAAAAATAAAGTTAGATTAGCTACTATTCTTGGCACATTTCAATCTACACTTACTAGATTTAAATATCTAAGAAAGGTGTGGAAAGATAACACAGAAGAAGAAAGATTATTAGGTGTATCACTAACAGGCATACTAGACTGTCCTGTAGTAGCACCTGACAATAGTAACTTAGAATCTAATTTAGAAATGCTGAGAGCAGTAGCAGTAGAGACCAACAAAAAGATTGCTAAAGACTTAGGCATACCACAGTCAACTGCCATAACCTGTATTAAACCATCAGGAACAGTGTCACAGCTAGTTGATAGTGCAAGTGGTATTCATGCAAGGCATAGCGATTATTATGTTAGAACTGTACGTGGTGATAACAAAGACCCTCTTACACAGTTTATGAAAGATGTAGGTATTCCTGCAGAGCCTGATGTTATGAAACCTGATAGCACAACTGTGTTCAGCTTTCCTATGAAATCACCATCAGGTGCTATCACTAGAACTGAGATGACTGCTATAGAACAACTAGACTATTGGTTGTTGTTTCAGAGACATTGGTGTGAGCATAAACCATCTGTAACTATATCTGTCAAGGAGCATGAATGGATGCGAGTTGGTGCGTGGGTATACGATAACTTTGACGAGGTGTCAGGCATATCCTTTCTACCTTTTAGTGAGCATACATACAAACAAGCTCCCTATCAGGATATAGATGAAGAGCAGTACAAATCATTTATGGAGAAGATGCCCAATCATATTAATTGGTCTCTTTTAAAAGAGTATGAAAAGGAAGACACTACAATAGGCAGTAAAGAGTTAGCTTGTTCTGCAGGTGTCTGTGAGATGGTTGATATAGAAGCTAGTTAATGTTTGAGGGAACAGAGATAGTGTGGTGGCAATGGTGGTTACTTATTGCCATTACAATAAACACAACCATAAATTTAATTGTTTTCTTTAAAGGTAGAAAACTACATAAGGGGAAAAAGTAATGCAACATTTAGAGCCTACTGCAGAAGATAGGAAAAAGTTTGACATAGACCTAAAATATGGGCAGGTTAGAGAAAAGTATGTAGCAGATATGTTGCAGGACAAAAAGATTGAAGTCAAAAGTGAAAGAGATATGTGGCAACGAACAGGTAACATAGCTATTGAATACGAGAGTTATGGTAAGCCTAGTGGCATAAATGCAACAGAGGCTGACTTTTGGTTTCATAACTTATGTGTAGGTGACGATGTTTTTTGCACATTGGTATTTAATGTTAATAATCTTAAAAAACTTATTGACAAATTAGACTATAAAAGGTCGGTGTCAGGAGGAGACAACAATGCATCTAAGATGTATTTGTTAAATATACAAAAACTGTTTTCTTCTGACGTGATTAAAACATTTAAAGGAGAATAATAGTGAGAGAAATGTTAATATCAGCTTTAAAATCTTATTATGTAGGACACATAAATAAACACATTGCTAATGTAGAAATATATTTAAGCAGGTCTACAGGTATTGGAGAACACTCAGATATAATACAGGCTATGGATAAAGAGATAGCAGAAATAGGTAAGTATGATGACAGATTATCTATGATATTAAAATATCTTGAAAGAAGGCAGATTGATGAACAAAAAGAAACGAAATCCAAATCTAAATAAGTATGATGCACCTCTGCGTATTCAGTTTGAACGAGGTGCAAATGCTTTTAAAGGAAAACAGTATATACAAAACTTAGGTAAGAAAGGAACTAAAATAATATCTACAGTAAGTCCTTACAATCAAAATACTATGCAACACAGAGAGTGGCAAAGAGGATACAACTTTGCATATTATAAAAACTTGGAGAAGTTAAAACGTGAGGAAACTAGAGGAAGAAGCAAAGAAGTTCATGCAGTCTAAAAATAAAAGCATGATAACTGCTGACGAATATCAGAACAAGGCAAAGGCAACTGCAATCTATCCAAAGAAAGATGCGTTGCCTTATCTTGTTTTAGGTCTTACAAGTGAAGCAGGAGAGGTAGCAGGGAAAGCTAAAAAATTAATACGTGATGGCACACAATCAGATTTAGCATCAGAGATTGGCGATGTGTTATGGTATTGTGCCATGTTAGCTACAGAACTAAATGTTAGTCTTGGTAAGCTAATGGAAAATAATCTTGATAAGTTATACAACAGAAAGAAGAGAGGCACTTTACAAGGGTCAGGAGATAGTCGTTAGATGTTATCTTTCTAAATATCCCTCTTGTAAAAACTTAGGTAGCTCTTCAAACCAATTAGCATCTCTTCTACTTCTATAGTATTCTAGCAATCCTTTGTCTATCAACTCGTCACCATGTTGTATTTTTACAATCTCTCTTCCAAATTTATTTGCAGCATTTCTAATTTGTCTTAAATATATTTGCTTCTCAGTAGGCTTTGCTTTTATATAAGCAGGATTAGTGGCAAGTTCTTCTATTAAATACTTCCATTGTTTACCTGAAGACATTTCTAATAAAGCATACTGTTTACTATCTAATTCCACACTTTGACCTGAAAATGTTAATTTTCTACTAGGTCTCTTGTGCCTGTATCCTAACTGAACTAACATTTTTTTACCTTCTGTTTGCTCTTTTCTAGTAGACTTTTTAGTTATATTAACAATCATTTCTCTAATGTCTTCAGATAAATTTTCACCTGCAGGACCATATTCTTCTAAATATATAGGATTACCAAACATATCTACTCTTAACTCTAAATCGCTTCTAAAAAAAGGTAGTCCATCATATATAGTTTCTAAAAAGGTGTATGTATCTCTAACATAAGGGTCTCTTGCTCTGCCATAACCTCTTGCTACGTTTGGAACTATTGCTCTTGCAACCTGATTTGATAAAGCTCTAAAAGCATTGCTCGACCTGTCAACATCTGCCCCTGTCTCAATGTCCTGTTGCACTTTCATAAAAGTTTCACCCATATCGGCTAATCCTTTTAACATGGCTTTGTCTGCTATATTAGACCACATAGAACCTGCAACCATCTTTATGGCATTACTAACATATTTTTCTGTGGTAGTGCTAGGGTTATTCACACCCATCATTTGTAGTCTTCTAGTGATGTCTCTTATGTCAATAGCAAATCCTATTATGGTAGAAACAGGGTCATATCTGCTATAACTGTAATATTCATCTCCTATTCTAAGAGACCTCTCTTGCCAACCTGTGGCTTGTTTCAAAGTATTTTTTAAATTATAATCAGCACCGAAACTTCCTGTAACTCCAACATTATCTAATGATTCTATTTCAGTTCCACCTTCTGCCATTAACACAGCACTTGTCATTATAGTAGAACCTGCAATCATTCTACCTACTGCATCATCTTTTGCAGCACCTCCTTTTTTCATTGCCCTACCATATCCCGGGGTCATTTTTGCAAACAAAGAATTTTCCATACTATATTCTAATAAATTAAGAGGTGTTCGTATGAAAGGTAAATACATATTTACAATACTTCCTATAGGTATCTCAAACCTATCTCCTATAGGCATTTTAACTCTTTTAACCTTTGAAACTGCTCTAGCTATCTTACCATCTTTGGTAAATGTAACACGTGCAGCGTCATCTAAAGCAGCTTTCTCTAACACAGGTCTTGGTTTCTCTAAAAACTCTTTTATAAATTGTGCTTGAGTTTTACCTTTTATAACTTGATTAGGGTTTAAACCATATCCTCTTTTAGCAGCCTCTCTGTAAGCCATTTGATGCACAAAAGCACCTTTCGCTAACGTCTTAAAAAAAGCGTCTGTTCCTAGTAACACTGTTGCAGGTATTCTTAAAAATGCTCCTGCACCTTTTGCAAATATTCCTGACTTCTCTGATTTACCTATCCCTGTCTGCACAAACTCTTCGTACTCAGATGAGGTCATTCTTTTTAATTCAGGTGGTAAATCAAAATTATACGCAGATTTAAAAAAGTTTTTTACAGCAGGTATTGTTGCTTGTGCTGTTCCTGACATTCTACCTAATACTTCTCTAAAATATATAGAGTCTTTGTAGTCTCTTTTCTTTACCTCTAAACCAAATGCTTTTCTTGTTGCATCTGCTAACTTGCCTTTACCTTTTCTAACAGCACTAACTGTAGCACCCACAGGTAATGCAACTAAAGTTTCATAAACATTAGTTCCCAAGTTTCCTATAGCGTTTATAAAGTATGTTGATGGATTTGATAAGTAACTAAAGTATATATATTGATTAATTCTATCTGTAAAACTAGAAGTAAATCTTGAATCTAAGACAGATTTAAGGCTTGAATCACCACCCTGAGATATGGCTCTAGCTATTTTAGTTGTATCACCACCAAAAGCCTCTGCTAAATCGTCTAAGTGTTTGCTTTTCAGTAAGACATCATCACCTATGTTTATGTTAAACGCTTGTAATGTTCTACCTGCGTTGGCTGCCATACCTGCTAATTTTTCTTGTATGGCTCTGTGTCTTATTAATGCTAGTTCTAATGTTCCTCTTAGTCTAGGAGATGAATCTTTTACAACTTCATCAGCTATTCTTTTTACATTATTAGCAGATGTTACAAATAACATACGTGTAGCAGTGGCTAACTCAGGAGAAGATATATTCTTAGGTAACTTCTTTAATACATCATCTGTTAATCCTAGATTTTTAGCTCTTGTTATAGTTTGTTCATTTGTAGTTCCTGTGCCTCTTGCTCTAGCTTCTTTTAATTTATTGCTTATTTCTAAAACTAAATCTTCTACTCCATCATCTGCACCTGAGAATAAAGGCTCACCTGCTTTATTAACAAAATTAATATTTGTATCAGGTAAACCTGCCACCTTTTCTTTGCTAAATTTAGGAGGCATATTCATTATTTTATTCATCTGCTTTGTTACATCTAGTGGATTATCTTTTGCAGTTTCTTTAATTAAAGCATTATTAAGTATGTCCTCAGACTGATTAGCTATCTCTTGAGCAACAGGGTCTTGGCTACCTTTAAAAAGGTTTCTAGCTAGTGCTAGTCCACCCTCTATGGGCAAAGCAACAACTACATCTTCTATAGCCATTTTAACTCTTGCTTGTGCCTCATCGTCATTTGGATTTGTTTGTAAATATTCTAACGCTTTGTTAAATTCTTCATTTTTTCTTAATGCAGGTATTTGTATCAGTAAGTCTGCTAATCTTCCCTCATCACCTTTTGATACTATCTGAGAACCTAAGACACCTGATGTTAAGGTTTCTCCAAGCCTAGATAATTTACCACCCACACCTTTTTCTCCAAGTTTTTTAATCATACCTTTAGTATAAAAACTTGACATACCTTTTCTAGCGATAACCATACCTGTTATAAACCGAGTTAAATCTCTGCCTATTTTACCTGCTATGGTTTCATTTTTATCTATTTCAGGGAGAACAAAGGGATTGCCTTTTATTAATTCAGCTTGATTAACTTTTTTTATTTCAGGTATTAAATCACTTAACTCAAACCTGTTGTTATCATTGCCGAACTCTATTTGATATGGTATGGGAACTTTGGAGTTTAGGAAGTCTGCTGCTTGGTCTATTAAATCAAGACCTCCTTGGGCAGCGTCACGCACTCCTCCAAATACAGCACGTGCTGTCTCAGAGCCTAATGTAGGCTCATCTTTAGTGGCTTTAGCTTTTGCCTCTATAGTCTCTATAGCTATGTCTTCGTTTTCTCTTTCAGAGTCTGCTTTTTGCTTTGCTACAAGAGCATCATATCTTTCTAATAAATCATTCATTTAAATCTCTTACTGTGATGCTTTGGCTATTATATCGTTTGTTAATTGTTCTAGATAATCTCTACCTTTTGCTGTTCCTATATTTAATAATTCTGCATCTAATTGTGCTTTAGCGATTTTGTCTCCTGCATTTTCTTTTTTCTTTAAATTTACCAAATCACCAAAAATTTGAGGAAGTCTGTATATATCTGTTCCCTTGAATACTGTTTGGTCAGTGTCTAATACTAAAGCATTTTTAGTTACTACTTTTTCTATCTGCCCTGTTTTTGAAATATTTAAATTTATGGCATCACTTAATGCTGTTTTCTTTTGAGCTTGTAATTTTGATATTTGAGATACATCAGATGCAGTTAAATCACTAGGCTCTTTGTTGAGATAGATTTTATTTATTTTATTTGATGCAGTCGCTGCTATTTGTTCAAACCCACTTACTTTATCAGCGTCTGCTGTAGTAGACTTTCTGTATGCTCGTGATAAAGCGAGTGCAGAAGCTGATGGTGCTCCTTCAGGTATAACACCCTCAGTATCAACTGTTAAATCAGGTCTCATACTTGGTCTGCTTTTTATTCTTTGTTGAATAGCTTCTTTTAAATTAGCTTTGAAGCCTAAACGAGACATCATATTCTGTGTGTCAGGTATCTTATCAAAGTCAAACTGTGGTTGAACTTGGTTGCCTATCAACAGTTTAGCAGCATCCATAACACTTAATTGTGGTAATTGTTTGTTTATTGTAACAGATGTTTTCCACAAAGAATCTAATTTACTTTTATCTTCTGTGGAATTTGCACCATCAACCATGACCTTTTGAGTCTCAACAGGAGACATATGTATAGCTGCTGCTACAGCAGGACTGAATCCTAATATTGTGTATTTCTTTATACCTTGAACTGCCTCTTTTAGTTCTGCCTTTGTCATCTTAGCTTCTTCTAATTCATCAGCTAATAAAAGTTTATCTGTCTCTTCAACTCGTTTATCAAACTTATCCATAGCCTTGTTTAGACCTGTAGTAAATGTTTTAGCACTTCCTTCGGCAAGACCTGCACCAAAGGCTTGTGCAGAATCCCCCTTGAAACCAAAAACTTTACCTAACGTACTAAATATACTCATGTGTCTCTCCTAGACATTAATCCTTTAGGTTCTTCTTCTACAGTATCTTCAACCATTTCTTCTTCAGGCATGGTCATAGCATCCTTTTCTTTCTCTTCTTCTTCAGCAAACTTAGCTAGTGCATTTTGTATTACTGAATCTTTTCTTTCTTCTTTTTTGTTTCTTTCCATACCACTAGTATACTTGGCATCATTCTGCTCTGCTATTAGCATCATAAGCTCTATTAAAACAGGCATGACTAACAAACCTGTATCTATGCTATGCACACCTTCCATAACACTAGCTAGTTGTATAGTATTAGCTAATGATGTCAAAGGTATGCCTGACTCCATGACATTTACTAATTGTTGTTGAAAAGAATCATCTGCCATACGAGAGACATAATAATCTATTACATCTTCCATTTTAGTGTATTGAGGAGGACTTTGCCAAGGTCTAGCACCAACTTCATGCGTTAGTGCCATTCCCGGAATAGGATTCTCAAACCTCTGTTCTAAGTCTTTCAGTTCCATTTTTTAAATTATCTCTTCTTTTTCTTATTTCCATCATGGATAATAAAGTTATTCTCATTTGTTGGTCTCTCATACTTACATTATCTTCACTAGAAGATTGCATATTACTAGAACGAGTTAACAAACCACCACCTGAAAACTTTTTTACTTTACTGTTTATTTCTTCTCCATTAGATATTTCTTTTAATATGTTGTCATACTGATTATATAACTTACCTGCAAAATTAGAAATCATTAGAATACCTTTCCAAATCCAAATCGTAACGCTGCACTACCTAATGTGCCTATTAAACTTCCAACTGCTTGACCACCCTGAGACGCTGATTGTAACTGTGCCTGATACTCTTTTGCTTCTTTGTCTAAGTTAGCAACTGCTAAGTCTTTAATTCTTTCTTGTTCACTTTCAGCACTCTTCCATGCCCACTCCATAGTGTCAGCAAAGTATTGCCATAAATTGTCATACTGTTGATTAGATACATCTAACACTGCTTTTGCATTTAGTTCGTTAGCACGATTAATTGCAGTAGTATCTGCTGTAGCGATTTCTCTTCTCCACACTGCATTGTTTTGTGCTATTGCTAGTTGATTGGTAGCATTAAATTGGTCTCGTTGGTTAGCCACCTCAGCGTTAAATCTAGCTAGTGTATTCTCTTCACCTGCATTAAACTGTGCTTGTGCGTTTGTCTGAGTTGCATTGAACTGTGATATTTGATTGGCTAAGTTTGCCATGAATTGGTCTACTTGATTTTGTGACGTTGCATTAAATTGTCTTGATGCATTTTCTGCTGCTTGGTCTGTCAATAAGGATTGATTTATTGCCTGTGCATTAAATAAAGCAGTTTGTTGTTCATTAGATAAGTTAGCCATGTCTAACTGTAAAAAATTATTAGCATTTTGTACAGATGCTTGTTGTCTAGCATTTAAGTTTGCAGCGTCTAGTTGTGCAAGAGCAGAGGCTTCTGCCATCACCAATGCCTGTCTATTAGATAGGTTATTTAAATTTACAGTGTTTGCTGCTCTACTATTCTCTAAAGCTATTTGTTGTTCAGCAGTAAAATTTTTATTAGCTATGTCTCCTATCCTAGCAGAGTTTTGCACTCTTGCCTGAAATGCCTGATTAAATTCTAATCCTATAAAACTAGCTCTCTGTTGAGCAGCCAACATGGCACGTTGTTGTCTGTTAGATAAGTTCTGTGCTTCAAATGTAGCAATGGTTCTTGCGTCTGCCTGTGCAATAGGCAATGCTGACTCCATCGCAGCCTGTACAAGAGCCTGTCCTGCAATACTAGATGCACCCAAACCTCTCTGTTGCATAACTGCTTGTACACCTCTGATTGCTCCTGCTGCCCATGCAGGTGGATTTGTTGCATCAAAGTTGGCAGTTAAATTTGCTAGTTGTCCTGCAACAGTCGCTTGGTCAGTCGGTGTGGATGTGGCTGCTTCTATTTGTTCTGTAAATGCTTTTGCTTTTTCTGCATCAGCTACAGAGTCTATGATTTCACCTGCCTGTATTTCTCTCTGTATAGGATTGTCTAATTTAATAGAGTTTCCTTGTGCAGCAGTTACGTTTGATACACTAGACGCTGTTTGTTGTGCTGCCACAACCTTTGCTCTTGGGTCTGCTAAATCTGTCTGAGCAGCCTGATTTGCTTGTATTGCATCTGTTACTTCAGGAGTAACTTGAGCAGCTTCCATTTGTGTTGCTGTGGTTGTGATAGGAGCATCTGCCTGTCCTGTTATGGCAGTGGCTGTTGGTGCTACAGGTGCTGTTCCTAACGCACCTGTTCCTGTGTCTATCGTCTGTTCTTGCATAACAGGTGTTAGTTGTGGCTGTGTAACTGCACCTACAGGTATAGCACCTGTCTGTGCCATTGTAGCTGATACATCTTGCAATGAAGGGTCTCCTGAGAATGCAGGTACTTGACCTTCGCCCTCACCAAGAGTTGTTACATACGCTTGTCCTGCAGGTGTAAAAGAAGGGGTAGACTGTGTTGGAGCACCCCCTGTTTGCATTTTAACAACACCACCACGAGCCATTTGCTTTGCAGCATCTTCAAAGACAATCATTTGTCTTTTCTTTTCAGGATTCTGTTCAAGAAAATTATCAAAGTCTGCCATAGCACCTGAATAACCTAGCCTATTGGCTATCTTTTGTAATCCTTGTGGCTTAAAGCCTCTGAACATTGCCATTATCTACTTCCCATCAATACTTTGTCTAACTTATCTTCTAATCTTCTTAGTGCGTCCATCAACTCATGCACATCATCTTTTACATCATCTTTACGTGCATACTCTTCTCGTGTTTTGTTCAAGAGTATCTGTATTCGTTTTACCTCTTGGAACATCTTGTTAAATGCCCAACCGAATGGTACAACAACCATAGTCAGGATTATGTTCCAAAATAACATTGGGTCAATGCTTTCCATGTTACTTGCTTTCTAGTGTTGCGATACGTGCTTCTAATTCTTGTATAGTTTTGACTAACAAAGGCACAAGTTTGCTTTGGTCTATGCCTTGTGGGTTAATCTGAGATGGGATTTTTACATCACCAACTTTTTTACCTTCAGGTATTTCATCTCCATCAACATAAAGAACCTCCTCTGTCATAGCATCTTTCTCACCAGTTATTGCTTCAGGTACGGCAGTTACCTCGTGAGCAATAAACCCATCAACAGTTGTTTTTGGGTCAGCAATGAAATTAAATCTACAAGGTTTGAGTTGCTTTAGTCTTGTTGTTGCATCAAAATCATAGTTTATATTTTCTTTTAATCTGTAATCACTAGAAGTGTTGTAAGATACTGAACTTGTACCAAAATTTATACTTCCAACATTATTTGTTGACCCTCTAAAAAAAGCTAAACCATTTCCATTACTATTTTTCCTATTCAATTTCATACACTCTTCACCAGCTGTAATAGAGTGTATTTGACCTATAGTTGAACCTGACCCTGCAACAGAAAAGCCAGAAGTATTATCAAAGCTAAAACTGGTTCTGCCAATCATAAAATGACCACTGCTGTCTATTCGCATACGTTCTGTAATGCCAGTTTGAAACACTAAATGTCTAGCTGTATCACCATCTCTTGCCATCAAAATACATTTGTCATCTTCAAGAATTCTTACTCTAAATTCTGTGCTTTCTGATGTATTACCTAATGTTAGTTGGTCGCTACCACTTGCACCATTTACATGAAGTTTTCCAGAGGGGTTGGTTTTGCCAATACCAACATTGCCACTGCTGTCTATAGTTGCTCTTGTAGTAGTACCACCTGTAGCAAATACAATTTTACCTGATGATTCAAATGCACCAATGGTCAACTGTGCAGCATCATCAAGATTAATTATTGCACCTCTACTAGCTGCTAAAGTTGAATCACCATTTGTTAATTTTATAGCACTTCTTCCTGTACCATCTGTTGCTGAGTTATGTATATGCAACATTCTCATTCCTGCATCTTGAACTGTAGGGTCATTTGTTCCAATCGCTACGTTACCAGTTTCTCCTTCAACAAAAAAAGCATTTGCATCATTATCTGACTCAACACGAAAGTCTAGGTCAACACTGCCCTCATTGAATACAGCTTCAGATTTATTCATTCTAAAATGTTCTCTTGTTTCACCATCGTCTTTAGTTGAAAAAATAGTCTCTGGTGCAACAGTGTCCATATCTTCGCCACTAGCCATCGTGTTTCTAAAAGTAGCATTACGAGTGCCATAAAGAATATCTATAAATCTGCTTGTGTCAGTATCGTTTAATTTAATACTAGGTGAACCCTCACTTATAGTTACATCATTTGCTACAGTGCCACCTGCTCCTATTAGTCTCGCTAAATCACTTGCTCTTGTCATTACCAAGATACTCCACTTGCTGTTGTTGGTGTTTTCTTTTCTGCTATCTGACTTGCAATACTATCTTCAATGCTCTTGACCTCATCTTCACCCAAAGCATCTTTTGCCCATTGTATGGCATTTGCTTCTTTAATG